AGCTCCACTATGTATATTATTGCTTCATCATAATTTGGAGATATCGTTTTTATTCTCGTTATTGTATGGCTTACGCCACTTATGACAATTTCATCATTCAAGTATGGCGTGTTTATGCCTTTAGATGACAACAAAATTGTTATTAATACATCATGCTCAGAGACTTCACTAGAGCTTGATTTTCTATCATCTCCAAAAGCATTATTCACCAATACAGCATAACCAGTTTGCGATAGCGTTGTATTGCTAATTGAGCCGGTATTAACATCATAAGCACCTGGCGTTTTGTAATTTATAGTTACAGCCAAGCCCTTAGACGATATAAGGTTGTATGCCGATGTAATATTAGACTCGTACAATTGGCAACGCTCCACTTTTTGCCGATGCTGATATCATATATCTACGCAGCATTGCATCTATTTCTCTGTATTCTTTTTGATTGCTATCTGACTCAAAGTATTCAGTTTCCAAAACATCAACCTTTTCCCGTTTAACTGATCGCTCTTTATCTGAGTATAAAGAAGCGCTAGCAGCCTTCAACGCTAATATGCAGCACGCATTTTTTAATTCAATTGGAATAATGTTATTAGCAACCAACGAGCCAGACCCGAATATTAAAACATTTTCGCGTGGCCAGTCTAAAGCCTGCGTGTGTTGTCTTTTCACGCCTTGCCACACAGAGAAATATTCATTTTGTATATACTGAGTTGCAAGTCTTAATGCTTGCTCTTTTGCGGACAAATCAAGATCCGACCATGTTTCGTTACCTATGCCGATGAAATACCCATTGGCATATGCGACGGAAGCATATGACTCAGCTCCCGTCACCATTGACCCATCTTCAACGATCAATGCCATTTAGATATTATCCTAGCAATGTAGCAACATGGTTAGGTTTCCACACGACAGCATCATAAAAACATCTGATATCAATCATTGATTTTTGGAACCCTGCATATACAGCGATTTGGAATGTCAAGCCGCTAAATGGATCCGTTACATCCATCACATCGACAGCGGCCTCAACGCTTGGCAATGCAGGAGCACGGCAAACCACCTCGATTGCTGACCGATGAAACGCGAGATTAGGCGTGTAGCTATTACCAACTGTAATTGCGTTATTATCCGCAATAGAAACGCGTGTGCCAGGCGCTCCAAGCGCCAATGAACCACCTGATAGCGCTGTGTTCACAACATATTTATTTGTCGTATCAGCCGCAAAGGTTACCACATCGCCAGCTAAAACAGTACCGGTGCCGGTGTCAGCAGGTATGGTAGTCGTTCCTGCGGTAATGGAAGCGCTGTTTACTAGGTAGCCAGAGCCGGTACCTTTTGTATGCAAGGAAATACCAGCCGACTCTTTGATCATAATTTGCTGCAAATCTAGTAATGTCCCTTGTCTCAACAACTCGCTGCCACCTGATTCATTCACTTTTTGCAACTGCGCAAGATTACATAATTTAGTACCAGCCAACGAATTAATCACCAATGTCACTTGATTATCCATTGGGCATCCATTATCAACAAGGATTTGACGCAGCTCAGCAACCTCGTTAAAGTTTGATGCGAATGGAGTAGTGCCAGCAGTACCAAACGCGCGAGATGAGCCTGCTTTTACTACACCGGCTACATATGACTCGATAGTATTACTAATAGCCCGCATTGCTTGCGCTAATTGATCGCCGTAAATTGTTTCATATCCAGCGCCATTGTTTACATGTTTAATATCTTCACCTGTCCATGGAATTTGAACAGACGCATACTGATTGACAGTTAAAGTCTTATTATCAACTGTTTGATCTGTGCCTTCCGGTACAGTCATGCTAGGAGCATAAGTACTACCGACAGTAGGAGTGCGTGTAAAGTGCGATCTAACAATACCGCCTTTCGCTACACGCTGGCCTTCTGCTGTGTTTAAAGTTGACGATGGAATAAAACCAACCAGCTCACGTCCTACCATATCTGCTGCACGATATAAATCTGCAGCTAAATTATTCAATACATTTGGCATAATTCAATATCCTTTTAAAAAATAGTTTAATCAGTAACTTTTCCGCCTTCTTTTGCAAATGTCATTTTTTCATACGATGACATTTTGTCGAATTGCGCTCTCTGCATTGTTTTAGACTTGGAGTTCATATTCTTAACACCAGGCGCAGCGCCGCCTTTATTTTGGTCAGCATACCAGTGCGATGTATTTGGTTTAATTTCCTCTAGCCATTCAGAAATCGAGTATGGAGTTTTTCCATCTCTTCCAAAAACAACCTGACCATCTTTTTTAGCGACTATGCTTCCGTCATCATCTATCACAAATAAACCAGACCCGCGCAATATAGCATCTTCAACAGCGTCAGAATTTACGCCGTTTTTCAATGCGTTGCTTCTAATTTCAGCTTTTAAAGCACTGCTCATCAAGCTATTTTTTGTTGCAATCTCTGCATTCAATTTTGATTCAAAATCTTGCTTATACTTAGCCAGACGGCTTTCTATAACTGCTTCTATGTCGCCGTCATCAAGCTTTTCCTTTTCTTTTTTCTTTTCCGCTTCTTCAAACTTAGATTGATATTCCGCAAGCATTTCCTTTAATTTTCTAGAGCCTTCTTTTTCTCTCTCTAAAGCGCTTTTCAGTGCCTTCGATTCATCTGTCTGAAGATAGAACTTACCTTCTCGCTCCTCATAAAATTCTTTTAATGCTTCTGGAATATCTTCTACTTTATCTACCACGGTTTTAATCATATCGCGCTCTTAGCTCCCCTAGAGTCAGTTCACGCCCAGTAGCATCTAGCAACTGAGATAATGTTATCTTTCCATCGCGCCATAATTGCGCCCTACCAATGCCTAATTGATCATCCTGTTCAGATTTGGATAGCATGCCAAGAAACTTATCGAAGCTAATTTTACTATCTATTTGTCCTAATTTTGATGATCTTGTAATATTCGCCTCTCCAAGATTAACCCCAACATCTTTAAATGTCAATAGCTTAGGCATCATTATTGATCGACAATTCCAATGGATCGGAGGGGTTGCAAATGGAATATTATGTCCCATTGGTTCCTTGTTAATGTCCCATTGCAAACCAGACCTACCAACGCAAGGGATTGTCGTTCTGCTGTCAAGCGTTGATAGCCAATAAAAACCGCCTATGATATCGTCATTGGCTTCATACACAGCCATTCTTGCTTCATTTGATATCGTATGAATGGTAGTTTGCACTACTGCAGCAGCCTGACGCCTGTTACCATCAAATGACGAACGCAAGAACGACGTCATAGTTGCCTTATCCCATCCCTCTATAGTTCCTTGACGAATAACTCCTTTAACCTTGAACTTTAAATCCTCACCGGCCCTTGTCCACCAGTCACGCATGACATTGCCCTCAAACCTTGGCTTGTAAAGCCTATCTATTACAGCTAATGATGGGGCCTTGCTAAAATCTTGCATGGCAAGATCGATGCTGTGCTGAGTGAATTCTGTAAAATCAGGTAAATCAGGATATTTTTCACTTATGATATTAGCATCAAGCGTTTTTATTACTTGCTTTTCTAGTTTTGCCAAAACCTGTTCAATCGCTCGCCTTTGACCGGCCTCATACCTACGCAGAGAAAGCTGGTACTTTAAAAGCTTAATTAATAGCTGCGATTGATTTATCATTAAACTGGATTTGGTATATTCCTACCGTTTAGCGCTCTATCCTGCTCTTCCTCAAAGTCCACATTTTCAGGTATCAATGACGCGCGCTTGTAGTTATAGAAAAGTGTTTCATAAGATATCGCCCCGCCTTGCCAAGCCATAAACAAAGAACTTATCTCTTGCGATGTCAGTCTGGAAGGCAAAAACTCCCTATTTATTTCATAAGTAAAAGACTCGTCATTAATCCCAAGCCATGACAGATAAATATAGAATACTTTTGTCATTCCATTAGATATAGTGCCAGCCATGTCTGCCAGGACAGATTCTTCACCACTCATCCTTCTAGCTAGCGCACCCTCAGATTCTACACCAGCCTTTTGCGGCTCCAATATCTTAGCCCCTAGTGCAGCCATTTGCATTTCTTTAGACAGTAGATTTTCTTTTAGCGCACCAAAGTTTCCTCTTACCTCAAGTATTTCCGCTTTAGTTTGAGGATCTGGAAAACTATTCGCCATAGATGACCCTATGTAAATCACCTTGTCATCATCTCTATTGCCGTATATGAACAAGGAAGGCAAGCCAGATAAAAAGCATCCTCTCTCATATGCCGATGACATTACATAGTGATGCATGTTTACGTTTACCAAATCGATTAGTGGCGGGATCTCAACATCCCAGTCCAGAGAATCTACTCCAATTATAGTAAACGGTATGTAGTCAAATCTTTTACCGCCTATCATTGGTATGATTGTGTCTATAAGCGTTTCTTTTCCGTTTTTAATCTCATAAAGTTCTTGCATGTACAGGCCAGAGTCGTCAAGTTTCAAAACGCGATGTGTTTCTACTCCCTTGTCATTTTTACTCTCGAACAACCTTACAAGCTTGTCTTGATCCCAATTCAATATTGACTCAGCCACATAAATTCTTATCGTTGGCATTATCCCATCGTGATCGTTTAGCACTCCACAGCGCCCGACAGTTAAGCATTCCAATGCTACTCGCTTAGAGATTTCGTCGTGTGATACTCCGTCTACTGATGCCAACTTATCATCATAATCGCTCACTACAGGATCTTTTCTAAACATTAGCCCACGCAGCGCTATAATAGTTCTCCATGTAGCGTTAAAGTACGGTGTCATATAAAGCCGTTTTTTATAATCATCATCTGTTTCAAGTGATAATTTAGGCAGCCACTTTTCCCCGCCTTCATGTATTTCATCCTCTCCAGCCGCTGCAGCCCTGCACCTATCCCAGCGCAATGACATACGATTATAATCTTGATGATTCTCTACCATTAAATACCCCCGCCAGTTTTAAGGCTTGACATTTTTCTATTCATCGGGAACATGCTATATATATAATAACCAAGCGAATCAACCCAATCATCTATTGATGGATGAGTGTCGAATTTTTCTGGGACACCTTTATCTGTGTATCCCTGCGACTCTAAAGCATTAGTAAGTTTTGGACACTGTAAAGTGTTAATTAACAGCCTATTATGAGATAACATGCCATTTACAGTATTTATTCTATCTCTTATGAATGGATTGCTAGAAGGTGCATTAACCTGCAAACCTGCTTGAGATATTATATCGATATCGCTTGCTGATGCATTTGTACTGTTTGCCTTTCCTGTCGCATCTGGGAAAACTATAACTCGTCTATTTCCAAAGCGACTAATGACATTATTTACAAAATCCCTGGTGTCATGGCTAACAAACTCATCAACAATATGACATTTGTCATTCTCAACAATGCCAACCGTAGAACAACACCCGCCAACGTTAAAATCGACTGATACATGTATTACATAATCATCATCCCTTAATAATCTATCTATATGATGCAAATCGCGCTTAAACAAATGATAAACCTTATTACGTGTTAGTGATACGAACTCACCAGCTATGTACAGCTCAGCTAGAACAGGATCATAATTTGCCCTTATCTGATCTACATAATCCTTAGGAACAAATGGATTGCTATCTGTCCGCGCCTTTATGACTTTGTAATCATCTGTTTTGGGCGTGCCCCAGTTTTTATATACAAACCCAGAGGTTCCCTGGTCGGGTGTTGTTACCAGTCCTATCGTATTCGTATCGCATAACCGCTCGCGATTACGCTCAACGACCTTGCGCCAAATGTACTGAGCCTTATCAAACGGGATAGTATCCAGCTCATCGACTATCGAATGGCTAACCTCATAAGCAACAATACGCTCAGGCCTCTCGTACGATCTGAATATTATCTGGTTGCCAGTCTGTGGTAGCGTGATAGTGTACCTTGCCTTGTTTACACTGTAGTTTAGCCCCATATCCATTAACATTGACTCAAACCCAGGCATTGCTCTAAGCTGCAACAGATCATAAGACGGCATATAATACGCTCCAGTAGACTTGGGGTTCTGCATTAGTAACCCTAAAAGCCTAGATACACCGGCATAAGTTTTGCCACTGCCCAACCCAGCGACCATAGCTGGATACTTTGCTTGTGATGCGTAAAACTCTCTTTGCGGCTTTGTGAGCTTGAGCCGATACTCACTCACCATTGTCTACATCATCCTCAGCATTACAAATTATTATTTTACGTAATCCTTCTTCTAAATTTATAGAATTCATCTCACGCTGGTTTAACCACTGCTTACCAAGCCATTTGAGCATTGCTGAGTCGCCTTTGCCATCCTCACCGCCGTGCATAGCCTTGTGATATTGGCGTCTGCGAAGGCTCATCTTGCCCTCGCTAGAGTGCTTAGCGTAAAAAGCACGGAAATCTTGATAACCGTTTTTTGCTATGAAAGTGTTGATCGTTTCTTCATGAGCTCGCGTAATAGCCTCAATCTCAGACATTGTGCAGTGTATATGGCACAACTCCTCAAGCTGTTTTATGTCCAGATTGTAATCTGATGGCCTACCAACTCTATTTTTATTTGTATCTTCCATGCTTTATTTTATATGCCTAATAAATAATTGCATTATCATATAC